TCTATCTACTGGACTTGCAACAACAAGCTGTGCAACAGTGCTAAGAGCAGTTAAACCAATGGTCATTCTTTGCGGTGAAACAAATTGTCCACCAGCGGTTATTTGAGAAAGGACAGTTCCACCAGTGTCTTGCCATTCTTGCAAGTTTGAAGACTGAGATGCTGTCCCTTTTACAACTAAACCTTTATTACCTACTGCACCAGTATTAATAACATGTCCACCGACAGAGAAAGTGTTTGCAGCGTTTAGGACTGCTCTGTTTGCTAAATCTGTTACTAGTGATGTGACTTGTGATTGTGTGACTGTGCCTGAAATGCTTGTTACAGTGCCCGAAGTAAAATCGCTGATTTGTGATCGTGTTAGAGATAGTAAAGTCTGATCTATACCTACGATTGCTGAACCTGCTGTGCCTGTGTTTGTTATAGGTGATGTTACAGATACAACACCACTTGAACCTATTGCACCTGTTTGCCCTACTTCACCTGCAACGCTGAAAGCCCAAAGATTGTGTGATCCTGAACCGTTGAATTTGTCAACAGTAATAATGAGCGTACCACCGCCAATATAGTTTGCTGTGCCTTCCAGATAGTAGGTAGGTGTGTCGCTGTGTATAGCTCTAACACGCATACCGGTCACGAATGCACCTTGATAGCCTGAAACGAGAGTAAAAGTTTTTAGCCCAGAACCGATAGTGATAGTGCTTGTAGAAGTAACGCCTGTATAACCGACACCCGAAGCACCCTGCGGCCCAGAAACACCAGTAGAAATAGTTACAGGACTCTCAACAACATTAATCTCTACAACATCATTACTGACAACAACCGAAGTCGTATTCTCAACAACACTAACCGTTACATCACTCATCTAGTGACCTCTGGCGTAACCACAAATTTACCCTGCAAAATACGGTCTGTAACCCCACCACCCGAAGTGATCTCCAGATCGTAAGAATAAAAACCATCAGCAATAGCAGCTGAAGCCGTAGAACTAATAACTACAGCAATAGTGCCAGCAGTGCCACCCAAAGTAATACCCGAACCGTTAGTCAAAGACAAAAGTGGTGTAGAAGAATCATAAGTTTCACGAACCTGCATAGCAGCCGAATAGCCAGTCAAATTCAAAGCAGTGCCACTAATGCTGACAGTAAAAGTTCTATCAAACGTTGCACCCTGTGGGCAAGTAATGTTGTATGTACCAGGATTTATCACGAAGGACTACTCTCACTTTCTGTAACATCTTCAACCATGTCATCAGGACTATCTTCAACTTCATTAGGTGAAGGCATCTCAGGGGCAGACATAGACTGCTTACCGACATACTCCATAGCAGGAAGCCCCAGCTCACGCAAAACATCTTCAGGATAAAAACCAGCATTGACCAGACACTCAGCCATGTTGACTTTAGCTTCCATCTCAGATAGATCGGCTGCCTGAATGTTTACGTTAGCCAATGGAACTCTAAACGCATCTCCACCACGAACCAACGGCTCATCTTCCAACTTCTTTATTTCATTGATTGATTTGAAGCCAGCCTGAGTTGCAATCGAATACGCTTGGTATCTGCTCTGTAAATCGCCACGAAGCAAAGCAGAGAAGTTAAACTTTATGAACACGCCATCAGGCAAGATACGGCTATAAGCCCACTCAATCTTTTCCAAAATAGGTCTAAGGGTGTGAGAAATGAACTGAAGGTTGTTTTGTTCAACAGAAGCGTAGCTCGCTGTATCAGGAATACCTAGCATGTGCAATGGAATGTTGAACGCTCTAGCAACTTCTTCAACAGCAAACCTACGAGAATCAAGGAACTGTGCCTGATCGTTAGAAACGCTAGTATTCACATACTTTGCTCCACCAGATAGAACACCTGTCTTGTGTGATTTTCTTAGACCCCTGTGACGTGAATCAAAGCCATCACGCAAATCTTTAGCTTCTTCAGCAGTCAACTCACCAGGGTACTCAATAATTCCGTTAGTGCTTGCACCGTTAGAGAAGAAACGGGCAGCATAAGACTGCAAAGCAGTAGCAACACCCAAAGCATCTTTCAACTTGTCAACCCTAGACAAACCAGTCAAAGAACCTGGTGTCGCTAAATCTATGATGTGGATTACTTCATCAGAACTCAAAGGCTTAGGGTCATCAGCGTAAATAAACATTTTACGGCCAATAGCGGAACGCCTAACTTCCATCTTTACTGGATCTAAAGCAACAAGGTTTACAACATCACCACGATTATCTCTAAACACTCTTGTATAAGAGTTGCCGTACACAAGAAGAGAAGCAACAACAGAACCATAATGTGCTTGACGTGTAGTGTCAATGTCTGGCTGTTCAATCCACAACGGTTTAGGTCTGTAAGGTGAACGCTCACCATCAATACGTTTGAACGCATCAACAGGCAAAGTAGAAATGGTGTCACTAATAAGGCTTACAGCTGAGAAGAACGCAACAATCTCGTAGGCTGTATTGCCGTTGATGTTTACACCTGATTGTGTTTCAAAGCCAAAGTCTCCACCTTGAGAGAAAATGCTTTGGTAAGACACAGATCTTGTCTGCATGAGCCTATTCAGCATTATTTATCCGTTCCGAGAGCTAAACCAAAAAGAAGTGCGCCTATGCCCAAAGCTATGACACCTGCTGGTGGGTAAATCCATCCGATACCCAACGCCACGATAATAACGCCTACCGCTTGAACTATTGAAGAAATCATAATCTACCTATCCAAAAAACTTTGGCACTATCCTTTTCTCTATTTTAGCCCCTGCTCGGTCATACGCCAAGATAGCAGCGACAGCCGCATCTATTCGCCTATTGCTGGAACGGTTCTCTTTTACGATACGAACACCAAGATTATCTGTTTTGACCACAGCGTTACTGAGATGTCTAGCCAACAACGGATCTCCATCATGTGTTATACGTTTCTCAACAACAGCATCAAAGAAATTAGCGCAAGCAGGAATCATACGCCTAGCCGAAGTAGAAGGCCACTCAACAATCGGCACACCCACTTCAGCCAAAGCTTCCATAGAGCGTTGCCAACGATAAGGGTCACAAGCAACTTCCCTAACCTTATACTTGGCACAAAAGTCTCGGATAGCGTTTTCAGCATCAAGAATGTCCACACGCCAAGAATCATCAGAATCAACAGGTTTCTCCCACGCCTTCACCAAGAAAATGTATGGTTTATCTTCTTCATGTCTTGGCTTGCAACAACCAACAATGACAGTCGTGTCACCTGAGAAAGAGCCGTCAAAACCAAGCACATACTCGGCATCAGGGTCTAACTCTTCAGGTTGGGCTAAAGCATCCCACACACCAGTCGGCAACCAACTAATCTGGCTAGATACCCACTGATTACAACGCTTAGTTCTAAACTCAGACTCAGGAGTACGCAACACAGCAGACTCATAATCCGACAAAGCACAAATGTCATCAATGCCAGGGTTAGCGATACGCCAAGTCTCTTCCAACCTATGATTCGCTTCCATAGGCGCTTCCCACCAACCCATGAAAAAAGTCGGGTCAACAATCTCACCACGAGCAACCTTTTGCCCATACTGATACAACGAATAAGCAATACTGTCCTGACCAGTCGAATCAGACTTCACCCCAGCCGTAGTAATCGCAATCATAGAAGCCATGTTGCCACGAGCGCCCTGAGCCAGCGACATAACATCAAACAGCTCTCTATTGGGCTGGGCATGTGCTTCATCAAAAATCACAGTAGTCGGAGACAAACCTTCCTTACTAAAGGCTTCAGCAGACAACACACGATAAACAGAACCAGTAGACGGAACTTCAATCGCATCCCTATACAACTTGACCATCTCCATCAAATCAGGATGAGCTTCAATCATCTTCTTCGCATCCCCAAACACGATACGAGCCTGGTCTTTATCGGCAGCACACGAATAAACTTCAGCACCATTGATACCCTGAGCCAACAAACCATAAACACCCAGCGTAGAAGCCAAAGCCGACTTCCCCTGCTTACGGGGCATCCCAATCAGATTGATACGGTGCTTCAAACCCTTGTCATCATAAGCGTAAACATTCCTAAGCAACTCCTTCTGCCAGTCACGCAACTGCAAAGTAACGCCAGCCTTACCAGCCACCGAGTCCTTAGTAATAATCCCAAAAGTCTCAGCAAAAGCAATAACCGCTTCACCCTTACCTTTAGCGATCTCTTCATCAGAAACAGGGGTCAGCCAAGCAGGTGGCCAACTACCCATGCTTATCCATAAAATCAGCCAACTTACTTTTAGCCTTCACTTCAGCCAAACCATAGCGACTACGGTCAACAGGAGTCCAAGCCATCAAAGACAAATTAGAAATCAGGCTTCTCTCCAAATCACGCAACTGCCTACGGTCACGCCAAGAATCATCATCACCCCTAGCCACCCTTTCAGCAAGAATCCCACGCAACTCATCACGCTCATCCAACATCTCAGCCGTCAACTGCACAAGCCAAGCATCAGTACGACCCAGCCACAACGTACCCTTACCCCAAGCTTCATCCCAAAAAGCAGCACCAGTCACACCCAACGGGCGCAAAGGGACAGGCACACCACTCAACTGGGGCAACTCAACAGCATTACTAGGCAAAGGCCGCCTACCAGGGTTACCGATAAGACGTTTCTGCTCAATAGGCTTCGGGGGATTAGGCATAGACACTCCAAGACTCGTAGATGACTTGTGATCCAAGCCTAACACCTTAAATGGTCTGAACTGCTACTTTGCATAAAGACT